AATGCTTGCCTTAAAAGTGCAACTACTCAGGAAAAAATAATGCGGCAACAATTATCGACAGCCAGATTAAACTACGAATTGGCCAGATTGAAAAATTGCCATGAGCTTCGGGTGATCGGTGCTGAATATTCTCCAGAATCTGAATATTTTGATCTATGCTCCGATATTGTAAGCAAACCAAAAATGAACCAAGTAATCCCTCATACACACAAAATTGAACTAAATAAATAAATTTAGTCCACTCAGAATCGCCTGTAAGGGGCTTGTAATTTTACTTGCTTATGTTTGTGCCTTTGATTTGTCCTTAGATTTAGTCAAACGCTTTATGGCAGTCTTGATAAGGTTCTTGAGCAAATTGGCTATGATAGGAGAACTAGCCGCAGTAACAGCAATAATTGAAGTGTTAACAAGAACAGGAGTGCTAGGTATCCATTTCTCAATAAAGGTTGAATCTCTGAAGATTTCATAGCAGCGGCCATTTTTTATTTTGTGACCGATAACGACTTGAAGTTTCAAATCATTAGGGTAACTTCCTACTGGAATACTATCTTCGTTAGGGCATTTGATAAAGAACTCTTTATCTTTTTTGACTTGAGGTTTATATTCTGGCGGCTGTGGTATTTCTGGTTGAGGTTGTTCTGGCTGTTTTACTGGATCTGTTGGAATAAATTTGTCAGGGTTATATTGTAAAGCCTCGAATGTTGGATAACTTACAACAGGATAATCAAGCTTTGGTTTGTCAATAATATCTAAAGTTGTCGGATATTGTTCCCATGTTCTTGTTCTGGGAATGTAAATTTCTTTTATTTTTATCTGTGGTATTTCAATTCTTGGTATTTCCAAGTTTGTTCACCTTTGGTGGTTCTGGTAGCTGCACAGATGGCCCTGTGAAATTTGGTATCTTATCTCCCATCACATCTGGTAGTTTATCCTCCAGACTTCCCATAATTTTGTTTTTAAGTGTTCTTTCAAACTCAGGGCTTTGCATATAGCGAATTGCTACATATCCGAAAGCTGCCATTGATAATGACATCAAAAATGACAGAATAGAAATAATTTTTATTATGCGGTCTAGCATTTTATGTTAAGAGAAATTCTACTTAAGTTGACGACCCCTTTGACTTTGTTGACATTTTGCCTTGTGGTGTCCCTAGCTCCACTGTACCTGATGGCTGGTTTGTTGACTCGCTTTTCTTCAATGCAAGTTGACCAAACTGAATCCCGCCCTCAATCATCAAAATAGTTCTTGTGATTTCATCAAGCACCTGTTCTGCTTGTGCCTTTTTTTGTTTCTGAACATTAAGTTCAGCTTTCCACTCAACAACTTGTTTTTCTGTAATTTCTTTCATTAGACAATAGTGTAAGTTTCACCAGAACCGACAGTGACAGTTACATTGTTTGCAATTTCTATAGGCCCTGCACTCATGGCATTTTTGCCATTTGTCACAGTATAGTCTGAAGTTATGCTTTGAGCATTTTCATATACAGCCCCACCAGCTACAGTTGCAGAAATATTTGTTAAATTAGCACCACTAACCGCTGGAAGTGTTGCTGGAAAACGTGCATCAGGGATAGTTCCAGAGGAAAGATTGCTTGCATTTAATGAAGATCCAGTAATATATCCAGCACCATTTGTTATTGCATTGTTGTTGAGAGATATGTTTGCTGACCCATCAAAGCTGACCCCTGCAATAGTTCTTGCTGTAGCCAATTTTGTTGCTGTAGCTGCGTTTCCAGAGGTATCCTGATTTCCAGAAGTATTTACACCAGCTAAATTGATATTTGATGTTCCGTCAAAAGATACTCCACCAATTGTTCTGGCTGTTTCTAAAGCAGTTGCTGTAGCTGCATTTCCTGTTGTGTCCTGATTAAGAGTTCCAACAACAAAATCTAAAGTTCCGTCCCCATCTTGATAAGTGACAGTGATCCCTGTTTCTGTATTACCAGTGACCATGCCTCCGACAATATCTTGGACTTGTTCATTTGTAAGAGTTGCTGTGATATATCCAGCCCCATTTGTAATGGCATTATTATTTAAAGAAATATTTGCAGATCCATCAAATGAAACACCAGCTATGGTTCGTGCAGTCTCAAGGGTTGTTGCTGTAGCCGCATTACCAGTTGTGTCTTGATTTAGTGTTGCCACTCTTGCCGCTGCCAAAGTTCCTGAGCTTATATTTGATGCGTTTGTTGTATCTGTAGTTGCAGAACTAGCAAGGCCAAGCATAGTCCTGACGGCACTTGGAGCAATCTCTTCTATATTTCCAGCCCCAGAACTATCTCTTCCTAAAAGTCGATTTGTTGCAGAAACATTCTGGATTTTTGCATATGTGACAACATCATTGTCGATTGTGAATGTTCCACCTGAGTTTGATACTGTAATGTCGCCTTTATCGCCATCATCTATCCCACCGCCAGATATTTCAGCAACGGAATTGTCATCTTTTTTTGTAAATAATTTACCTGTATCTGTTCTGATCGCAACTTCGCCGACAACTAAATCACTGGCACTTGGATCACTGCCACTTGCATTTTTGAGTTTAATTGTGACTGCCATTTGTTCACCTCCTTAAGAATCAGCGTTCAATATGTGCCGCCATTAACATCAAAACCAGAAGTTGCTCCGTCCTCAAGAAATGTGACCAAATCGCTGAGAGCCACTTGTTTCATAGTGCCGTTGTCGTTCATCACCATGCGATCCGCTGTTGCCAAAGTTGTTGAGGTTGCAGATGTGCCGCCGTCCATGATATTCAATTCAGCAGTTGTAACAGTTGCACCATCTAAGATTGCCACTTCAGTAGAGGTCAAAGCTGCTAAAGCTGAAGCTGCACCAGACTGACAACCTGACAAAGTATCTAAATCAGCGTCATGAGCTTGCACATCTGAGCCTATAGCTAGACCCAATGCAGTCCTCGCAGCGGACGCACTTGTGCTTCCTGTACCCCCATCAGAAACCGCTAGTGTTCCAGTGATCGAACTTGCTGCAAGATCAACAGCAATTTCAGTTGACTCAATAACCAAACCACCATTTGATTTGAGATCAACGGATAAAGTGTTTGCTGACTTATCTAAACCATCACCCGCTGTAATTTGACCCGCCCCAGAGAATTGAGTGAAAGCAAGGTTGTTAGTCCCGACCACCGCTGATCCCTTATCCGAAGTACAAACAAAAGCATTATCAGCATTAACAGTTCCTTTCTCGATAAAGGTGAACATACCAGCCGCATCAGCCCCAGCAGCTAAGTCATCAGCCCTTGCTGGTGATGACCCGACTATGTAGATACCGTTCTCGGACGCACTAGACTGGTCTTTGACCAACACTCGATCATTTGTTGAAAGAGATACACCATCTAAAGTGTCACCATTATTAAGAGCAGTTGATATTGTTATGTTCCCTGTAGTTGCTGCAACACAACTATCTTTAACATCTAAACCCTGAGCAACACCGTCAACATACGACTTACTTGCCGCATCACCATCAGCAGTCGGCGTAGCTAAGTTTGTAATCTTTTGACTGTTTAAACTTACAGATCCATCAGGAGCAGTAAATTCATTTAATTTAAGTAAATCAGCAGCAACTAAAGCCCTAAATGTAGGAGCAGCCGCAGATCCAGTTGTAGGGCCAGCTAAAATTGTGTTTGCTGTTCTGGTATCTGTCTTGTTAAAAAATGCCCCAGAACCACCAACAGTAATGATTGAACTTGCAGAAGGTGGGGTAGATCCATTATCACCAAAACCATAATATAATTTCAGATCGTTTTCATTAAATGCTAATTCTGACGGAGATAAACTAGACGGCGCACCCGCACTTCCAGACGCTGCTCTTTTTTTAATTCTTATTGTGTTAGACATGGCCTAAAAATTACCTCCATTGACAAGTGTGAGTTTGGTTGTTGTGGTATCTGCTTTAAATGTATCACTACTTGAGTCGTAATACACTATTGAATCATTAACTTTATTTGATCCATCAAAGGTAAAACCAGCAGCGGCGGGACCCTGTGGCCCTACCGTAGTGATTTCAACTGTAGTGACATCAGATACTTGACTGACTGTGACAGAATTAGGGGTGCTGCTCATGCGGTGTAACCTTCACTTATGTATAGTGTACCCTCTAAATAATAATATTTGTCACCATCTGGTTCTGTTAATAAAACATCATATTTTAATTCGTTTGGGGTGAATGCCGCTGTTGTTGTATCTGTTAGCTTTATATCTATTATTCCAGCAGTCCTGTTTGTATATGTCACATCAAAAGATCCATATGAAGTTGATCTATCTTCGTCATACACTTGAGCAGCAACAGTGTAGCCAGTCAGATTGATGGCAGCCCCATTTCCATCTTTAAATGTAAGAGTCAAAGGAAAGTCAGCCCTGCGTTGAACAGTGAAATCTTTTTGGGCTGGATTTATCGCCATTTAACTATAAGGTGATGATCCGAGTATATCAGTTTTCCATTGTGCTTTTAAAGCCTCAGCATCTGAAGCCGCTGCAATACCAGAGTCTGCTGGTGCGTCCCTAAGTGCTTGTTTTTTTGCAACTATTTCTGTGGTTGAAGAACCTGTTTCTAAAGCTTTCTGAAATTCAATATCAAGTTCAGCAAGTTTTGATGCTCTTGCCTGTCTTATTTTGTTTTTATGAATTTCTCTGGCTTTTGCCATGTCGATTCCAAATCCCATGTTTTACTCCGTATAAGTCCAAGCATCTCTGAAACTCCTATCAGTAGGAACTACAGATTTATTTACAGTATAAACTGTTTTTTCACTAGGACAGTCTTTAGCTTTAATTTGCTCTAATGTTAAACCACAATTATCTGTAGGGCAGACGATTGCAATAGTTCCATCATCTTTTGTGTAGATAAATCTTGAATCAGAATTTGCCATAGGTTTTTAATTTTAAGTTTAGTTTACACTACACTCCAAATTGTGACCATATTATTATTGGCATCTGATCTGCCAGAGGTGAATCCACTTCTTGTAAACATTTTACAAGCTGAAGCTGTGTTATAAAATTCATTGGAAATAGGACACCTACCATCATCATTTTGTGAGCATTGAACTACTGGCATATAAAATGCGTCAGCAAAAGCCGTAGCAAAATTAATTGTATATTCAGAACTACCATTATCTGCAACAGAACTTACATTGAAAGCTTGATTTGTGCTGTTAGATTGAAAGATAGTCGCACTCTCATCAAAAAAAACAAAAGCTTTGCATCTTCCTTTTTGTATTTCAGCAGAAGTAGAAGCTGAACCACCGCTTGTATCTTGTATGTTTGTGACTTTTAAAGTTGACATAGTTAAATATTCCCTACTATTACAAAAAATACTTGTTTGTTATCAGCAGAGGCAGAAGTAGTACCAGTTCTTAACCGATAATAAGAAGCATTTGTATAACTTAAAACTCTTTGATGGTATGTATTATGATCTCCTATTGCTCCAGTATCGTTTTCTCTACTTTGTGATGCACAACAATATTGATCTCCACTAGAAAAAGAATTTGTGAAATTAATTTGATAGTCACCTGATCCATGATCTGTTGCTGAACTTACATTAAAACTTGATTGAACATGAAAATTAATACCATCAACGTGCGCCCAAACATTCACTAATCTGCCTTTTTCTACTCCCGAACTGTTTTGAAATGCGGGAGCAGATGTGCTTTGGCTTTTTATTGTAGCAACTTGTAATGTACTCATGGCTTTGGATTTGCGTCTTTAACTGCTTTGATGTGGGTAGCCCACGTTCCAGATGTATCAAGTTTACCAGCTACCATATCGTCATACAACATTGCTAGTTGATTTCTCCAACTATCATAAATAACTGAACCATCTTGTGTTCTATCTGTTTTATATTTAAGTTTATCTAATTCAACTCTCGCCGCATCTATATTAGATTGCTCTACCGCAACTTGATTGCCTGCGGCATCTAAAATTAATCCACTATCGTCAATAAGCTGGACATTTGGATATGCTTTTCTAATAGCAGAATGATCTAATCCCATAAGTTAACTCCCCATTTCAAAACAAGTGATATTACTACTAGCCCTAAAAACAGAGCTAGAGTCTGAATCATTACTACTTTTATTTATAAACACTTCATTTCCATTTCCTTCAATAGTTGTCCACACACTATATGATAATTGAGAAGTTGAAGAGGGACTATCTAAAAAATGAAAACTAGCTCCTCCCTCCATTGCATTAGAATTACCTTCAAAGTTAGTAGTAGCAAACATAGCAGGAGTTCTATTACTTGCACCTGTCGCTACCCCTATAACTGTGCCTCCTCTTTTTAAACCAAAACCATATCTTTGGCCAGTATCAGGAGTGGAACAACCTCCAATATTGACAACAATTAATATTTTGCTTGAGGTGCTTTGTGGGGTTATATTAGCTGATAATCCAGTAATATTTATTAAATTCATACTGTTAACAGTTGTAGAAAAAGTATCACTTTTAAATGTAGAAACTACTTGAATTATTCCTCCAACAGCCCCTGTCCCTAGACCGCCTCTTGGAATTATGCTGTCGACTTTGATTTGGCTCATGATTTTATTATATACATACTTATACTACTGTCCATGTCTCACCAGAACCAACTGTAACGGTCACGCCGCTTGCAATAGCTATAGGGCCAAAACTTCCAGCATTTTGATTGTTTGTAATTGTATAATCACCAGTTACAGTCTGGTCATTTTCCCAGAATATTGCGTTTGAACCATTACCATTTGCTCCACCGCCAGCTACACCCCAGCTTAAAGTACCTGATCCATCTGATATAAGAGCATATCCACTTACAGGTGCGTCTGTTGCTGGAAGTGTGAGAGTTACATTGCTTGATACGGTGGCTGGGGCTTGAAAAGCTACATAATTTGAACTATCAGAATCAGCAAATCTTAAATCTGATTGAGCCTGTAAAGTCAAACCATTTTGGTCAAAAAATAATTTTTCTGTGCCTGCAAAAGTTAAACCTATTTGATTAGTTGCTTTTTTAAAAAGTCCTGTGGTGCTGTCACCAAAATGCAAAGCTGGAGCAGAGGCAGATCCAGCAGAGGCAGCTAAAACACCAGTCAAAGTTCCACCAGACAAAGGCAAAAGGCCAAGATTTGTCTGACTTACGTTTCCAAGAGTTATGAATGCTGAGTTAGCGGCATTTCTAATTTTTAATAAATTTGTATCTGAGTCAATGTGTGGTTGATAAGCTGCGAGGTTTGCTGTGCCAGATGGATCTCCTGACGCACTATTAATAGTTCGTAAAGATTCAAAAATATCCTTCATGGCGTTGCGTACTGCAAGCCCTGTTCCGTTGTCTGGACTAAAATTGCTTGCTGTCTCTTTTCCTGTTGATGATACTCTTGCCATTTAGTTAGCCTCCCCGCCCATATCCTACCGCTGAATAGCTGAAATTTCTATCAACTGCGGCATTTGATGAATTTTTAAAAGTTATTCGGAAGCCACTTCCAGTAATGTTAGTGATCTCAAAAAAGTCCCCACTAGCCATGTTCTGTGCTGTAATACCAATACTTGGTGGATAGGCTGATGTGCTGCCTCCTATTGCTGAAGTACCTGTGAAAAAGGGTGCGGCAAAAACAACGTCTTTGGCCCCTGCTCCAGATGCAATAATTGATGTACTTTGCTCAACTCTTGACTCTAAAAAAGCGTCAACTCCAAGTTCTTGGACTAAAATATTTTCATTTGTATCCTCTGTATCAAGGTCAACTTTAAAATCAAAAGCTCTTGCTCTAAATGTTCCATTTTGAAATTTGTTAAATGAGCCAAAACTTACGGCATCTGTGCTAGTTCTTACAAACAAAGCTGCATTTACTTTTTCAGCCGCCGCACCATCAAATGATATTCTTGCATCAAGATCAGGAATTGAGTCAAAAAGATCAGAAACATTGGCTGAAGTATTAATAATATGAGATTTTATTTTTAAAGAAAAAGTGCCTCCAAGATCTAAAACATTAGCAAAGTTATATGAACCAGAGGCATTTGTAGCTGGGTTTGTCAGTGTTAATTGATTTGAAGTAACGCTTGTATTTGTTTTTGTGCCGCTGAATGCTGTCTGCTCTCTAATTGATGGCAAAGAAAGTCTTTCTCTCAATGGCTGTGGAGTTGAAAGAATTACAGAGGCTTCGCCAGAACTAAAGTTTCCCTTTAAGTCACGAAATTTTAAAACATATTCTCCGTCTTTTGCGGGAACAACCGCCTCTGTTGATATTCCAGAAATTGCCTCAATAACGTCAGTTGAGTTTGCAAAAGTACCTGATCCATCAGTTCTAGGAGAATGCCTGATATACACTTGCCCCCCAAATTTTACATCTATCGAGGTTGTCTGTGTCCATCTAAGCCTCACCTGATCTTCATTTATTGGTTCAAGAGTAAGGTTTGAAACATCTTCTGGTAATGTTGAAAAAGCTTCAGCCTTGAATTGTATAGTTGATGCAGTTGCTGACGGTTCACCTAAACCATTATATGAATATACTTTAAATTCATAATTACCTTCTTTTGTATTAATTAGCTCTAAGTTGCTTGAGGTTGTTTCAATCTGAGCAAAATCACCATTTTCAAATCTGTAATAAACTCTATATTTTGAAGCTCCACCCACGTTTTGCCAGTCAAGAATAATTTTAGGCACTGCTCTTTTATTTATTTCAACAATTTTTTCTTCTGCTTTTAACCCTTTAGGTGGTGGTTTAATCTCAGTTAAAGTGCTAAAAGTTCTTGTTGGCAAAGGTGTTCCATCTTCTACAAAATCATATTTGCCAGAATTGTGGCTTAGGGCTGTAATATTAAAAGTCCCATCACCATTTTCACTGACATTGATGACCCTCCAAGTTGTTGTCTCTAAAGTCGTTGATTCAAGAATATAAACTGCATTTGAATTAGGATCTGTTGAGAAAGCTGAGTTGATTGTCAAAACATTACCGACTCTGTTAGTTATGTTTCTTGTTTCCAGACTGTTATCTGGAAGCATTGCTGAAATAGTTGGACTTAAATTTTGATCTGGAATATCTGTGTTTGCTGCATCATCAATAGTGATTGTTGTACCACTTGCAGATTTAATTCTCCCTCCTCTCCTTACACCAGCTTTTAACGAATCAGATACCTCAATAATATCTCCACATCTTAAGGTCACACCAGCATCAATTGTTGTTGTGAATGCGATTGTCTCTCCAGTATTTTGTTCATTAAACAAGAACCATTTTCCAAACCTTTGAGCTTGACCCCTTGAAGTTGTACCAAATGCGTTAATATTTTTTGTCACAACTCCATACTTTGCTTGAACTGATGCCTCAGCTTCAACTGTTTCAACATCAATATCTTGAGTTTTTAAATCAAAATAAGAAACATTTATGACTGTGTGTCTTGTTTTCAAACTTGAGCCTGTATATGTAAATCCTTCTTTTGTAACTGATGCGTTTGTAAATAAAAAACTTGACGCTTTTGGGGAGTCCTGACTGATAGAAATACTACCAGCCTCATAAAAAGGCATTACTCTCATCACAGAACAAAGATCATTGACCATATCGAATGCGGCCTGTTGTTGCGTGATATTTACATTTAGTGAGAAGCGTGGCTCTTGACCACCTTCTCCATCATCTACCAGTTCTCCGCAATATTCACTGACTGATTTAAAAGTAAATTTATTTATTTTTGTCTCAGGAATAGAACAACCATATCTAGTATTTGTCAAAACATCATATAAAATCCATGCTGGATCTGTTGTCCATTCTTTATCTGCCTTAAAAGATCCATCAAAAGTTCCAGAATATGTTATTCGCCCATTATCAAGATCAACAGTTGCATTATGAGGAATTTTGACTTTTATACCTCTTAATCTAAAAATCCTATTTGGAACTCTAGGAAACTGCTCTGCCCCAAGTCTTAATGCCAAATGTGCAGTATTTAAGTAAGCATTTTGTTGAAAGATTATATCTGTTGCCGAAGAAAAACTAAAAGCATTCTGCAAAGATGTGTCAGAACTATCAGCAGTAATTCTTTCAAGCCTTACTTGAACAGGGAAAGAAGTTGATGAGGAAAAATTAACAAGATAATCTCTGAAATAAGCATTTGAGGATCTACCTTTCACTGTATCTGTGAGAATTGTGGTTGTTGTGCCATCATTTTCAATGGTTTTAATTCTTAATTGGACTTCTGTTCCGTTTATATCGCCATCATCTTCAAATTTTTGCAAAGAACCAAATCTAACAGTAACCCTTACAGCGTTTGTGTTTGTATCTGAGACAGTATGAGTGACAGGTGTGGTTGTTGTTACTGTTGTACCGATAGGATTTTCACTTTCAATATTTTTTATTCCAGAAATAAAACTTTGATTTGAAGTTCCAAGTCTAAAATCAAATCCAACATTTAAAAAATTAAAGTCTGTGTCATTTGGATTTTGTGCTTTGGCCAAAAATTGACTGTTATTTAACGTTGAAGCAATATTCAATATAGGTGTTTTATTTAAAAAAATATCGGTTTTTGCTGCATTTTTATACGCTGAGTTATTTGTAGCAATTCCTCTCTTATGTGGTGTTGCAAAGCCAGCTATTTCACCTTCAGAAATAACATCAACTATAGTTATAAATTGTTTACTTGAAAGTGCATCAGACGGTAAATCAGGATTTGAAAGAGTGGTATTTTGGTCAAATTCTTTAATACTCATTAGTTGTTGCCCTCCACTTGAACTGTATCAACACCATTTGAAACTGTTATAGAGCCGACTAAAATTTCACCAAAAACTAAATTAACTGGGACACCAGCTTGACTAACGTTTGTGAGGCCAGTGAATGAATAACTTGCTGCATACGCAGATGGGTCGGTTCTGTCCATTTCTGAAGCTGCACTTTTATTTTCTCTTCTTTGTGGTGTAAGAATTTGATTGACTCCAGAAAAAATCATTTGAGTTGCTACTGTTGAAATTATAGTTGTTAATAATTTTGGTAAAACTACTTTTTTTGCAAAAACTTTAAGGCCAACACCAAGAAGAAAAGTAAAAAAATTACCATGAACTAATGGAATAATTCTTATATCAGCATCAGTTTGTAAATTTATCAAATCTTGAGAAATAGCTAGATCACCGCACATTATCGTATAAGGCTGCTGAGCCATATGTTCCTCTACACCTTTAAAATTACATTTCAAAAAACTTAAAGCCTCTAAGGGGCTTGCTACATCAGCCTCAAACTCAGCCTGTCCAAGAAACTTTCTTAATCGTCCATAAACTCTTATTTTTTTCATATTTTTTGCGGTTCTATATGAATGATACTTTGTGTTGATGGTTCAACAAGATAAAAAGGCACATCTAAATAATTACAACTAGCAATATCATTATCACTAAATTTAAATTCACCTTCTGGGTGGCTGTGAACAATCCCAACAATTTGATCTACACTATCCTCACAATCAGCCCAGTCAAGAGGATCAATAACAAAACTATATTCTGGATTATCTTTAGCAATATTTTTACACTCCCAATATTCAAGCTTATTATCATTTTTTGCTAAAATTCCACAACATTCAAAAGGCTGACATTTTACAGCGTGATTAAAAGCATCAAGTTTCCACTGTTCCATTTCTTAGTTTAAAAATGATGAGACTGCTGGAAATTCATTTCTTGTAACTTGTCTTGCTGGGATTCTTTTGTTTTCAGTATCAAGAGTTGAAACCAATTCAAATTCTACAATGTCCCTAGTTTCAACAGTTTTTCTGTCAATAATAAATTCCTCTTCTGGTAATTCATTAGAATTTGGAGTGCCAAAAGGATTGCTGCCACTGCTAAAATTTGCATTATCAAGACTGCTTGCCAAAACTTGCAATCTTTTAACAGTCGCCCCTAGTAAGTCATTATGAGGGGTCGTTAGATTAACAATAATCAATAAATCAGTAACTGTAATAACAACACCACTTCTTGAAATCCCTCCTAAATTACTCATTTGAAGTGTTGGTCTAGGGATTTGACCAGTTCCAGAAAATTCAAAACCTGTTGCAGTAATAGGGAATCTTTGATAAGTAAGACCTCGCCAAACTATATTTGCATGACTGTTCATATTTGTTCCAGCATGAAATCTAAATACTGTAGGAACTGAAGATGGGTTTCCAGTTTCATAGTGCAAGCCTTCTACTAGCTCAAGTTTAAATAATTCAAGAATTGAACTTGGATTTATTGATTGTAGTTCAGAGGTAGGTATTGCCATTATGGTTCTGCTACTTGTTGGAAGCTTAAATTCATTATTACCCGATTTGAAAGTATGGCTGTTCTCGTTCTGCTTGTACAGATAAACTTTAAGGCTGATGAGTGATGTGGTGGTGTAAAGTCAAAACTTGCCTGATCGTCAAATCTTTCATTAAGAAAAGTATCTATTGTTGTTGCATCTGAAGTAGTAACATTAAAGGTCAAATTTAAAGAAATAAGTCTTTTGTTGGCTGGTAATCCAAAAACTAAACGCTGTTGAAATCCGTCACCCAGTTCAACAACTTGACTGTCCTGATTGACAGTTTCTTGCGTTGAATATTGAGGACTGATAGAGGGAAATGTGGCCATTATGCTAATAAACCTCCAGATCGTTTTTGTTTTACTAGCTCCGATTGTATAGCAATCGCTATCTGTTGACCAAGTTCATTGCCTTCAGCATCTTGACCCTGCACTGATGACCCTTTTGCGTCTACGTTTACTGTAATGACATTTGTAACTGAGTCTCCACCAAATCCACCGTTAGGAATAATTGTGCCTTTTGAAGTTGGAACAAATAGCTCAGGCCCTCTCTCGCCTACAACTGAAATTTTATTTACAGGTGGTTGGCCACCATTTGCAAAGAGTCCTCCAAGAATACCTCCAAGAAATCCTCCAAGACCTTTTTTCTCTCCACCACTTGCAGCCGAACCAAAAGCCTCTCCAAAGCCACCAATAAGCTTGTCTATCTGTGCGTCAAGTATTTTATCTCTTATACGGTTAAGTACGCCTGTCATGGCCTCTCCAAAGGTTTTGGCTCCAGTTATAGCGTCCCTAAGATTGTTTTTTATACTGCTTTCAATCTCTTCACCTACTGCGGTCATTTTTTCTTTTAATTTTTCAGTCAATTCGTTTTGTTTCTTTAAAGAATCTTCTGTTTTTTTATTTTCTTCATTTTGTCTATTTTTTTCTTCAGTAATTTCTTTTTCTTTTTCTAATGTTTTCTGCCTTCCTTCAAGTAGTGCAATATCTTCTAAAACTTCTTTCTTTTTATTTTCAAGACTCTTTTTAGTTCTGCCATTAGCATTTTTCAATCTTTCATTTATTTTTCCTAAAATATCCTCTTGCTTTTCTAATGCTTTTTTAACTTCCTCTCCAGCACCTTTTGTGATCGTATCATTTAATTCTTTTTGCTCTCTTCTAGTTTGTATTATTTTTGTTGCTACAAATCCAAGAGCTAATGCAAAAGCTCCTATTCCACTAGCAGCCAAAGCACCAGACAAGCCAAGAACTGCAATCTTTAATGCACCTACTTTAATTGCAAATGCAGAAACAGCAGCCCCAGCTAGAGGAGCAACAACAGCAATAGCCTTAATTGCACCAGCAATAGTTGTCAAAAGAAGAACTGCTTTCCCAGCATCTGAGTTTATAAATTCTGTAAGTTTTGTTATAAACCCTGTCAAAGCCTTTGTTACCTCCATTACAACAGGTCTTAATTGATCTCCAAAAGCTCTTGATAAATCCTCAGTTGCATTATTAAAATCTTTAAAAACTTGTGTCGGGTCGTTCTCTAATAACTGCTTCAAAAACCCACTTCCTTCATTTCCTATTCTTCCTAAAGCTCTAAGCACAACATCACTTGTCAATTTGCCATCAGCGGCGAGTTGTTTTAGTTCTCCTATAGTTACACCAAGCTCTTCAGCAATAGGAGCAAGAACTGTTGGCACTTGTTCTGAAACACTCCTAAATTCATCACCAGCTAGCCTTCCTGAGCCAAGAGCCTGTGCTAATTGTCTAAATGCGTTTGATGATTCCATTGCTGACGCACCAGCTAGTTTTGCAGCCGTATTAAATCCAAAAAATACAGTTTTTATATCTTCAACTGATGTTCCAAGTGGGGCTAGTCTTGCTGTTATATCTGTCACACCTTCCAAAGCTTCAGTCGCACTTAGTCCAAACGCTTTCTGTGCATCTGCGGCAATCTTTTGCGACTTAGCAAAATCCGCACTACTTTTTGTGAGCAGTCCTAGTCTGACATTTAATTTTTCAAAGTTTGCTGAAGTATTTACCGCTTGTCTTGCTAGTAATCCAATACCAATTCCAGCAATAGCTGTTCTAAGGCCACCTAAAGCTCCTTGTAATTTATTAGTTCTCTGTTGAACACCAGCAAGAGCCTTATTAGCATTTGTCGCATCAACTTTTAACCTAACGACTGCTTCTGCCACAAATAAAAAAAACCTTTATCCTATATTACCTTGAATTGCGTTTTTGTCGTTGCAATGCCCTCTTTTCTTCGTCATGCTTTATTTCATAATATCCAGCCCAATATATAAGCTCTGCCTCAGTCATATTAAGCCTGAGTTCTTGCACTGTCTTACCGAGTTCTGTTGCTAGGAAAAACTCAAACCTGAGCCAAGTGTCCCCTTTTATTCTTTTTTTGCTGTATCTATATCAAGTTTGATGTCGTTCAAGAAAAGTTCAAGATCATTTAATACTTTTTCTGGAAGTTGTCTTTGTAATATTGGAGCATCTGACATATCAAAGGCTTGAGTTCCATCTTCTTTTTCTGCCATTTGACAAAGTAGTTGAGTAGATACAACCAAAGCATCTGCATTTGGGCCAGCTAATTGTTGAGCTTTTACCCTTGCATATCTTGTTATCGGCTTAAAGTACAAAGTCATTATGACTTCATCTTTGGAGTTTTTTACGTCAAACTTACGTCTTGTGACCATTTCATCTTGAAACGCCCCAAGTAATACCTCTGCGGTTCTTTTAGTTGCCATAAATAAATGCGAAGAATTTTACTTTTAGATTGCTGATGTAATTGTGCCTGATGGTTTGAATGTGATGCTGATTGTGTTGACATCACCGATTGATGAGCCTTGTTCAAAGTTTGTTACAAGGCCGTTAAAGCTGATCTTTTTGGTTCCACTTGCACTGTTAGGAAAAAGCTCAAAAGATGCTGTTGCAGAGTCACCAGTGGTCAAAACTCCGTCCATAAATGTTGCAGTCTCGCCAGATGCGGCATCATCATAGACTAATTCAGCGGTTCCCTCACCTTCAATAAGTCCACCAATAAAAGACTTGAAAGTGTCACCTTGAACAGTTGTTTCTTGGGTATCTTTAGTGATAGACATAGACCATGATCTTGTGCCTAGCACTGGGTTGACTGAAGAGCCGCCATCATCAAATTTGACTTGCCCGACATCACCTTTTACAGCAGCCATAACAATAAAAAGAAATATTTATAATTATATTAACCTTTTTTCTGTAGTTTTTCTATTTCTTCAATTAGTTTGTCTTTAGATTTTCTTTTGTCTAATTCAATACCTAGCTCTCTGCCTTTTTTTTCAAGCTCATCTTTTGATAAATTTTGCAGATTTTTTTGTTTTTCTAAATATCGTCTGCATTTAGGATCCCAATATCTTGGATCTCTTATCCCTTTGACTACTTCAATAGCGTCAAGCATTTCTTCAGTAATTTCAATCATTAAAGATCCTCAAAAATTTGAAATGTAACTCTAATCTGTGTTTGAAACTTACCTTCTGGATTTGACTCAGATACTTCTGGCCCTACAGGTGAATCAAAAATCACATTAGAGACTGTTGTTCTATTGTACAAATCTCTTATTCTTTTGCATATAGTAAAGTTTTCACCTGATCCAACACCTTGCTTTGTGAATACATTTATAACAACTAATCCAGCAAGAAAGTTTGTTGAGTCAGATGTGCCGCCCTGTGTTAGATAATCATTTGAACCAAAGCTAACAGTGCATTGAATAAAAGTATCTACAGTTGATGCGTCAAAAGGCACGTTGCTGAATACAACAGGAATCGGCCTACCTGTTCTAAATTCATTTCTAAGTCTTGTTTCAATAGTTGATCTAACTGTATTTAAGTTTACTTCTGCCATCAGAATCTCCCAAATTGTCTGTTGATATAGATTTCAAGCTCTTTTCCTATAAGTGCTGGGAAGCCCTCAACAGTATTTTGTCTTGTCCTATAAACACCGCCCCATGATGGTGGTTTATTTATTCCAAAGCAAACAGGTTCTGCATAAACAACATTATTTGTGACACTACCCTCAAACCTTTTGATGTTTGTTTGCCATGCACTTCTCAATCTACCAGTCTCTACTGGAGTCGCTTTTTTCACTCTTCTAGTCCACTCAAGGGTTGTTCCAGCTACAGCATCAACAATAAGATCTTCATAAAAACCTCTTATCTCTGTGACTTTTATTCGTCTTGCCATTTCTACCTCAAGAAAATGTCAAAGCTGATAGCTGTATTATCTTGCTCATTTGTATTGATCTGAACCACCTTATATTCTGTCCCGCTTATAACAACCCGATCAAATGTTGTTGGAGTAAAAGTTATATCTCCAGCAGATATGGTAAGTCGTTTGTCCTGACTAGAAACTAGGTCAGTGACCTCAGACCTCGCTACGTTGCTCACGACACCCTTTATGCTGACATCTGTTTTCACTTCACTCATTGAGCCAGTAGTAGGGTTATATATTCCAGTCGTCACTCTTCTATAAGTAATGTCGCCACCAAGAACCTTAATTGTCTTGGAAGCCGCTTTTTTTAGTGCGTTGGCAATGCTCATAAGCGGTAAGCAATAACAGCGTCACCACTTGCAACTTGAACACTTGTAATCACACCACATATCTCTGCTGAATGATGCAAAGGTATTGCAGAAATCGTTGTAGACGTATTCTCTGTGATGTTTTCAGCAACTAGATCAACAGTTGAATTTTTCAATGCAACAACTTTGCCAAATCTACCAGTAAATGCCTGAGTATGATCTGTGATAATTATTGCTGATGGA